CCATAATGACACCATCTTTTATTTCCTTATCCATTTGTTTCTTTAACTCAACAATTTCCGAATCTTTCTGTTTTAGAACACGTCTCTTAACATAATCAACAGAAAAATATTTACCCAAATATGGTTCAATTGCTGCGACAATATTGAGTCTTTCGGTCATTAGTTCAGTATCTTTTAATTCTGCAAAATGATTGTCATAAATGAAATCGTATTGAATGTGATCACTAAGAGTGTCCCAATCTTCAGGAGTTACAATGTTTTTTAAAATTAATTGAGTTCTTAACATATCATTAAATATGTTTGAGAATCTTTTTCTGAGACGACCAACAAACTTAGTGAACTTCAATTCATCCCTAAGGATTTCCGATGATCTTCCAAGATTAAATCCTTCTCCTGAACCAGCAATACGTGATTCTGGAATTCCCAAAGATCTATAAAGTTTCTTTTGGAAATATTCAATATCTGAAAGTTCGCCTAGATTCTGACCACCAGGAAGTGTTGTAATTTCTGTACCTCGGCCTCCCTCACGTCTTGGAAGCCAGAAGTCTTCAAGCATTGACATGTATTTTTTGTCATCACGAATTTCACCAGTGTTAGCATTGTATACAAGTTTATTTCTATACCTGGTCATTACGTCACGCAGATATTGTTCTGCTTTTACTTTAGGGAGATTGCCTACATCGATGTAGAAAATTCTTCTTTCTGGTGCTCGTGACAAGCGATAGATAACCAACGCATCTTCAATCATGCGAAGTTGGTTGAGTGATTTAATTGCTTTGTGTAGATATGAAAGAATGGTCTGTTTATTTCTATCTACTAATCCAGAATGACAAAATGTAATTGAGTCGGGAGCTATTTTTACTTTCTGTAGTTGATCTTTAAATGACGATGCACCTAAAGTTCCCAATGTATCTTTAACTGAGTTTGCCTGTGGATCGTATAAGTAATACTCTTCTATGTCTGGATTATTAGTGAGCAATGTATCTTTTGATCCTACCGTAATTGCGTTAGGTGGATTTTTAATTTGTCTAATATATTTAATTTTAAGTGGGTCAATATATCTAACTTCTTTTATTCCATCTGAAGGATTTTTTATGTCAATAACTTTATGGTAGAATAATCTACCATCAACGTACCAATTTCTCAAAATTTCATGACATTTTTTGTCAAAGTCTAAAAGTTCTTTAATTGTTTTAAACTCTTCTCTTATCAGATCTTTTAATTTCTCAGATGCAGGAACGTTTTCCAAATCAACTTGGACAGGAGAGTCGTTCTGATCCGAAACAATTGCTTCGTTTATAATATCTTCAATAGCACTATCTACTTCAGGATGAAGTGCCATTTCTCGATATCTTCTTATTAAATCAGCCTCTGATTTATATACACCATCAATGTCTACATACTGACCGTAGAACCCACTAGAAACAAAATAATCAGAAGAATCTTCATCGTTCTGTGGTACTGGAGAGACAATACCTTTTTTATCTTCAGATTCTCCTGATATTTTGAAACCAAATAATTTAGAAGCCATTATTCAAGTTATTAACTTATACTTGACTATTTATTCCAATTTGAATCAAGTTCTTTTAGGAGGAAGGCTGTGAGTCTGTTCTTCCTACGGGTTCTTCTTCAGAGTAAAGAATGGTATTATTTGTTTCGTCTAGGGCATCCCACCACTGAACTTGAAGATCTACCGTAAATTCTTCAATTGTATCACTTGAATCGTATGACATTTCGATTGCTCCAACATTAGTTGGAAAAACACCATGGAAAAGATATTTTTTGAGAACTGGATAGTTACTAGCGGATGCAATTGGAGCTGCAGCCGCAGGTTGAGCCTGCGCAGCAGAGGCATTAGTATTTCTGCCAAGTTGGTAAATTACCGCATCACATTGATATTGACTTGGATTGATAAATCCAGTTGCATTATCATGTTTGTTAATGCCATTCATCCATCTTTCAAAAGCATTTCTGATCGAAAAGTCGGTGTCATTGATAACAGTAATTGTCCAAATATCAAATGTTCTATCTCCAGCAATTTTTAAATTTCTTCCTCTGAAGGGAACTTCAATAACATTAATATTTGATGCTGGTAAATTTGCAGATTTTATTAAAAATCTTGATTTGTCCAACATGGCTGCATCAGCTCCACCTTGAACAAATGATGGAAACTTGAGTTCAACTTCAAATAAATTTGGTCTTGCGGCACCACCAATCAATTTGGCCTTGAAATCATCAATGGTTCTGTCAGCTATTTTTGGTGGATTGAATGATTGTCGTGAGATAGGCATAGCGGTTGTACCTCTTCGTTATTTATTTAGTAAAATTAGACTGCACCGATGACTTCATCGAAGCTAACACCAGTTCTGGTAGCAACAAAAGTTAGACCAATAAAGTTAATAGATCTTGCTGGCTTAACGAAGATGTCTGCTCTAAATTGGTTAGCATCAATAACCGTTGGGGTGTTATTGGTTTCATCGCATATAACGATGAAATCGGTAATACCTCTCTTAGCCTTTACATCACGTAGATATGGTTCAACAATATTAAGGAAGTTAGTTCTTGTAAGAACATCATTAAATTCGAAGAGTTGAGCTTTCGCTGCTCTTTCAATTGTCTGTTCAATAGTCAGGAATAGACGACGAACATTGATTCTATCGAATGCAGATGATTCTTTAAGTGCGGTCTTATCCCCAAATAGAACAACACCTGCGCCAGGAGAGAAAATAACTGGATTAATTCTCTTGGGATATAAGAGATCTCTCTGCGCTGGAGATGGATTATATGCAAGTTTAACTGCATTGTTAATAGCACCCCTTCCAGAACCTGCAGGGGAATACCAAGGGTATGCATTGATAGACGTTCTTGCCATCAATCCAGCTATATCTCCATTCAGTGGAACATATCTAAATGTGTTATTGAATCTATCATACATGTACTTATATCCACTATCAAATACTGAGTATGAATTAGAAGGCAGAGCATCAAAGAATGTAATGATTGCGTTTGTTTGTTGATCGGAATTTACAACTCCAACAACACCAGATTTATGTGGCGAGATACAAGCAATACAATCTTTTCTTGTCTGAGCAATTTGCATCAGCTTGATTGCCTTTGCCTGCGATTCAAATATAGAAGCCCCTCCAGATGGACCTTGGATGAGGAAATTTATGGAATATTCTGCAGGATTCTCAACAACTGAGTATGAAGTGATAAGTTCACCAAGATCAACACTAAATGTTTCCTTAACCCCCGTATAGTCGTTACCACTACCTAACGTATAAACCTTCGAACCAATTGCATTGAAAGTTGTATTTTGAGCTTGACCACCCCACGCGCCAGTGGAATCTACAGTATATCCACCTAGACTAGTGAACTTAAGTCCAACACCAGTTTCTGGGTGTCCAGCAAAGATATAATTTGAGCCATTTGCAACATAATCTTTATAGTAAACTGCAGTAGATGGCGATATCTTTGCATCACGAGCCTTGGACAATCCAGTCCACTTCTCGACAATATTACCAGAAGTTCCAGTTACATTTCCAGTATCATCCACAACTACAACATGGAATTCATCATGATTTCCATTTCTTTCTGATGCATATGCAGATGTCGCTGGTTTTGGTGCAATATTTTTCCAATATACTGTTGTATTGGTAAGTCCCAATGTTTGTTGATTATACCAATCGACCGCTGTATTTACGTTGGAAAGTAGAAGTCCAGAGCCAATTCCAGTTTTTACAATGAAACTAGTATTTGCAAATGCAACTGGGGCTGCACTATTTACGATTACAGCCGGCGTAGTTCCTGTGGAGAATCCAATGACCTCAGTAGTATATGTACCATTTAGTGATTTTAATTGATCACCAGGTCCAATATATCTGCCATCCAAACTATCAAGGGCAACTATAGTTGAACCAGCACCAACCGTAGCAGTAAATCTATATCTTTCTATTCTTTGTTCTGCTCCACTTGCATTGAAAATTCTATATCTATTTTGATGATTTCCCAGATCTGTTCCGAGACCAATAGTAAATTTAGTATCATAACCTTGGAAAGCATTAATTCCACTGCCTTCCTCATAGTTAATACTTACCCACTCTGCAGTCCTGTTTATGTACTTAGAAACAATCTTTACGTCTACACTATCAGCGTTAACTTTTGTGATTACTCCTTTAACAAAACCAGTAGAAACACCAACAGTGCCATCGGAATTTGCAAAATTAGTAGAAAATCCAGCAGTTATTGCCCATCCAACTACAAGACCATCAGTTCCAATTGCAAGTCTCTGGTCAGCAAGGGCATCAATTACACAGACTTTAAGGTCATTTGCCCATGACCCAGGATTTCTGGCTGCGTAGTACCAATCAGAATCCGTGGTGTGGTTATTGATATAATCCTCACTAGAGGCAATTTTCAAAGTTGTAACTGCAACACCGACGGGCGAGTTAGCGTTCGATAGTGTTGGTCCATCTGATCTAATTACTCTTAGAACACCGCCATATGATAGGTAGGAAGAAGCAGTGTACCAATACTCATATTGATCATCAGCTGAATATGGTTTTCCGAAACGATTGAGTAAATCTTGTTCAGTCTCCACCAGGACTGGTACATTAACTGGACCTCTTGCAAAAGGACCAGCAATAACACCTACTTGATCACTAATATCATCAATTCTACCAATAGTTAAGTCAACTTCTCGTACTTTGACGCCTGGTGATACTAAATTTAACGCCATGTGAGTGCCCCTTAAAGAAGTTCATTTTTCCCTAAACTTATTTATAAATTGCTACTTCTTACTAATGATACTCCCACATATAGGACATGTCTCCATATTCGTCAAGATGCCATCGATCACCATTAATATCAACAAAACTTTGTTCTTCAGACAATCCATCACTTAAAAATCCAAATGGAGCAATATCCTGTTCGATTTGATTTTTTTGTTCTTCATATATCCTCTTGCGAATATCATCTTCCGTCATTTCTTTGAAGTAATCTTGTGCAACTAACCAAGCAAAGATTACTAGACACATTGCTAAATCATCATTACATCCTTCCTCAGCTTCAAAAGACTGATTTTTTTGAACAAAGGTCGTAAGTTCTGCAATAATATCATAGTCACATATTATTAGTTTGTCAGACTCAATTAAAGTTTTTAGATTTATAGATCCAATTTTTTTGACAGTTTTGGACATCTTTACACCCAATTGGGTCTTCTTACCAGAAAATCCCGTTCCTACAATTTGACCAGCTCGTCCTCTCATAGAACACATGAGAAGATTTTCGTATTCCAAATCAAACTGTAAGATGGAAGCTACCTGATCTCCAATATCATTAACCTCGCATAACACGTAAGCTTGATTGTAAGCTCTAGCAAATTCATGAATTACGCTTGGAAATAACATTGGTTTGATCTGATTATTCTTATATTTTCCTACAACTTTGTATGGAAATGAAGTCACATCAAATATTATAAATGCGGAGTAATCTTTTTCTACTCCTCTAGCAACATCAACTGTGATTACATAGTTATGATTTTTTTCTGCATGAGAATAAATTTCCGTTCCATTATTTTTTGCTAGTGGCTCATCATAAACCATCGACTTTAGTTTAGAAGGCGCAATCAAAGTATCAACAGATCCTAGAAATTCGCATTCAAATTCTACTCTAAATTGAGACTCAGATGTATTCTTAATAGTTTGTTCCTTCCACGCCTCATCTCTACCAGGAACCTCAGACCAATGAACTTCTGTAGTCACATATTCATTTCTACCAAGTTCTGCATCATGCCATAAACGATAGAAATGATTCATACCCTTGGGGGTAGAAACAATAATTACTTTTGTAGATGTACCAGATGAAATTGTGGGGTATACTGAACTAAAGAAATCATCAGCAATGTGATTTGGAATGAACGCAAATTCATCTAGAAAAATGATATTGAATGACATTCCTCGGACAGCAGATGCTGATGTGGAAGCAGCAATGATTTTGGATTTGTTTTCTAACTCTACGGAACCCCTATTCCACACAGCAACCCCCTGTTGCATCCAGTCGGGTAATGCCTCATATGCAGTTTGTAATCTCTGTAAGAGTTCTCTTGCAGTTTGAGCCTTGTTTGCAAGAATACCAATATTTACACTGTCATTAAAGAGAGCATAATGTAATAAGTAAGAAACGACTGTCGTGGATTTTCCCGACTGTCTAGGCATCTTACATATATTAAATCTACTATGATGGAAATTTTTTACTAACTTCTCTTGGAATGGATACATGTCAAATGAAACCAATCCATGATCGAGATTAATAATTTTTACATAATTTTGTGCAAAATAAACTGGATCACTTTTACATTTCAAATATTCTTGAATCTGATCTTGGGTAAATTGAATGGCAACATTAGTTCTTTTTAGATTCGGATTACCAAGATATAAACTTTTATCAGCCATAATTATTTTTTCAATTTACTATTGAGATAATACATTATCATACGCAATGGACTATCTTTTTGGAGTTGTTTTGCTGTTAACTTTTGGGGAACAAAAGTATTTTTATTATTTAACATTGATCCCAAAGTCTTTTCCCATTCTTTTTTGGGATTCACATTATTTCTTTTCACTGTTTTGAGCCTTTAAAAATTTTTGCAAATCGTGAGTAGATCCAATGAATAGAGCATTATTTGTTATATTTGCTGGTCCTTTAGAATCATCTTTACTTAAATCTTTCATTTTTTGTTGTAGATCAATTAGTTTATCTGCAGTGTCTGCAACACTTTTAATTAGTTGACCTGCAACTTCATATGCTCGTGGAGAATCACTTGCTTGAGAAACTTCCAAAATTCCATCGATTGCTTCCTGTCCCTTTTCGATTAACGAGTAAAGTTGAGCCCTTGTATATTCATAATCAGCTTCTGGTTCTGATTTGTCTTGTTTTGTAATGGGTGATTTTTTAGATCTCACAATATCTTTAGACACTGAAGTAGATTCAATATCTAAAGATTTGTTTATCTCATCAAAATCAGTATTCATACATCAGTCCTTTTTGTTGTACTATATAATCTTCCATCACCAAATTCTTCTATAGTTTCCGAGAATCCAAAATCATCATCGATCTCAATTAAATTATTATCGGCTTCCGTTAGACTATGAATTATTGTTCCAACATCATGTGGAACCATTCTTGTGCCATTTTGACCTCTAAGTACCGTTAAAGTATTACCTTCTATATTTTTAATTTTCATTACTTCATCATCAATTTGAATAAACATATTGTAAAGAAGAGTTCCTGTTATACTTACATTAAACTCGGTAACAGACTCATTTAAAAGTTCTGCAAGAACAGCTTGATTATCAGAATCATAATCTTTAGCTGCAGTAGGAACAGCTGTATATCTTAATTGTCTAGATGAATTTTTTAGATTTTGTGTATTTCCGTGATAATCAATTTGAACTTTTTTGATAAGTCCAGTTGAATTATTTACTGTAGGACCAAATAGATATGTCTTACATAGGAAGTTTATAGTATAAGTCAAATTTCTTCTACTTGTGAAATCATCCTCGTAGTTATCATCAAAACTTATGTTTTCTATAGTAACTGGAATATCTCTTTTTTCACCTAAGGTATTAACCAAATCTACAGTTAGTGTAAAGTTTGGCTGAAAGTATGGAAGTATTTGTTCTAATATTTGTAATGCATCATCATTTAACTTCGTAAGGATATTCAACTGCATTGAAATATTATATGGAACTGGCATAAAATTTTTCACTAGTTTGCCAGTTTTTGTTATTGAATTAAAACTTTGTAGGGTACTTATCTTTCTTGAGGGATCATATTGAATGCCTGTCATTTCGAATGACATTCTTGGTAATGTAATTGCTACTTTTGCGGGCCCAGGTCCTTTTATATTATTTCTTGCTTCAAGTCTAGCCAAAAATTTCTGAGTAGGTCCATATGCAATAGGAACTCTCAGTTGTTTGATTATATCTCCCTGTTCATTCTTCGATGCAATTTCAATATTATTGAATAATGTACCAAAAGCGATGATGGTTTTTCTTATTATTTCGTGGTAATATTGATTTGATAACATAATGAGACTGTTTATTAGTTATTTAGAACTCACCGAATGGGTTTCTCTCGGAGAAATCTAAAATATCATCTGCTTCCTCTTCAATAGTATCATTTTCCCCATAACCAAAACTCGAATCTTGGAAATCTATTTCTGATATCGTGTAACTTGCACCGATCCCAACGATAGTTTCTCCAATAATAAATTTTCCATTTGGAGAAGATAGTGACAGAGTTCTGTTTTTAAAGTCCCACGATTTAACATATGCTTCTGTGTTGCTTTGCAATCCTTTTACCTTTTCGTTAAAAGTAAAATTACCAAAAGATGGATCTTGTACGGGATCAAAAGTAATATTTGGAATAGAACTATATCCAGTTCCCGCATTTACATATCTAACTTGAGTTACCGTACCAGCTGAATTAATAATTGCTTCGGCTGATACATTCCTAATATTTGATGAAATGCCTACTCCAGATGGTATGAAAGTACGATCAACATAAACATTCGGAATCGTAGAATATCCAACTCCACCAGTTGTTATTGCAACAGGGCCCATTACACCTCGGTTAATAACTGCTGTTGCAATGGCTCCAGATCCGTTTCCACTAGTTATGGTTACTGTAGGAGGATTATCATATCCAACTCCTGGATCGACCAAAAGTATTCGATCAATTGCTAACTTTGGAACACCAGTTCTACTGGTCATTATTGCAACTGCTGTTGCTTGTCTACCAGAAACTGGAGGAGTTAGAATTATATTTGGTGGATTTAGATACCCATATCCTGGACTATTTAAAGTAATACCTGATACTTTGTTATCTAAACCTAAAGTAGCTGTAGCCACTGGATGTAAATTATTAAATGGCCTTACATATTGAGCAGAAGTTCCTGTGTATGAGTCAACCTCTTGTTCAGTTGTTGACGTTGGTATTTGTGAAGCAACAACAGACCTAAAATTATTATCGGAAGTTACATTGATAGTTAAATGATCAAAGTATCCCACAAACCCTCTGGTTGGATAAACTGAAACACTACTTCCTTGTGCATCGGATCCAATGTATAAAGGTTTATGTCCTGGGAATGGAATCGGATTGTAATTTGAAAATGGTCCATGTACAGTTCCATTTAAAGAAATACTCGCTTGGTTTTGATATTGTACTATTCTTACAAAATTCCATTGATTTAAATTTAATGTATTATTTGTTCCCGCAGTTGCTTGTGCTGATGAGAATCTAATTTTGCCGTCTGGGAGATGATATACTTTTAAAGTATTAGACCAAAGTATAGATCCACCGTATGATGGGTCTGGGTCTAAAATAGTTGGATAAATCCAAAAACTAATAACTACTCTTCCATTCCTAGCATCAATATTCGAAGGAAAATTAAAAGTAGAATTTTCTACCATTGAAAAATTACTATGATGTAATGTATTATTTCCAAATTTTAATTGAGCAGATATTGGTCTATTGGGAGGAGTAAAAGTAATTGATGGAATATTGGTATAATTATACCCCGAGTCCATGAGTGTAATTGAAGATACGCTTCCAGTATCAATTCCAGCTATTGCAACAGCAGATCTACCAATTTCTGGCCTACTTATAGTAATTATTGGAGCAGAAATATAATTTGCACCATCATTAATTAAATCAATGTATTGTACAGATTTTACTCCTTGAATTGTAGATGCATAGGAAATGTTAGCGGTTGCTGAACTTGCACCAGAACCAACAAAGTTCACAATCATTGCCGTGCCAGCACCACCAATTGGTTCAATAATTGATTCGCCATTCGTCCCAGTTTCAGAATCTGGAATATCAATGACTTCGTTTTCAAACTCAAACAACTCACACTTGAGTTGATACATATACAAATCGTTCAACTGATAAAAAGGAACTGCATATTGAACAAACTTAACTTCAAATAAGGCATTATCGAGTGGGAAGTAAATCAAATCTCCTTCTGCTGGTCTATTTGTTAATTTGAAAGTTCCTTCTGGATAGAGTCTTAAAAATGGAGTAATGAAATCATCATATCTTTCTTTAGAAAGTATGAGGGTAATTTCTTCTGCAACTCTTACACCAAACTTTGTGAGAAAATCTGGAGAGTCTCCGTAACCATCATAGTTTTCTAGGTATGCTTCTATTCTATAACTATCATCAAATTTCGAATCAGCAATTTCTTTTATAATAGTCTTTTCATTTATAATTTTTCTTGGCAAATACAGAATATCCTGTCCAAACATTTTTAAATGTTCGTTGACGAGATCTTGTACTAATCTCTGTTCGCTCTGTGAACCTTGTAGGAAAAAAGGATTTAATGGCATTATCCTATCATATCTAATGGTGGGTAAGAATATTCAGTCATCAACTTCTCTTCCAAAACTTCTAGTTCAGAAACTGCATCATCATATATTTGTCTACCGTTTAGTTCGACTCCGCCTGGAAGTTTCACTCCTTGAAATTTAATTAAATTTTGGCCCCACTGTTTCTTAATCAAAGACGTTGTATATCTCTTTAACCAAAAATCATTGTAAACAGCATTTTCTCCTTCTGGATCTATTACTCTGTAACAATCTATAAGTAAATATCTACCCTCGGAAATATCTTTTAAATCAATATCCAAATATAGTCTACGATTTTTTTGATTAAATCTAACTTGTGCCGTTGGATTTATCAAAAAATCCAAATCTTCTAGATATGTTTTTACCATTGAATAATTTAGTAAATCAATTGCACCGTAATAATATAAGTCATTAAGAAATAATTGATACTTTATATTGAATAGTCCGTCTGAGATAGAACTTGAGTCTAGTTTAAATATTTTTGTTACGCTAATTACTGGGTCTGGGAGTGGTAAATAGTTTGCACCTTCTTGCCACTGTGCAGATGGAATTCCTCCCTTAGTACTAGTGCCTATAGTTGTACTCGCAATACCTACAATTGTAGTAATATCTTGATTGGTTAATTTGTGCTTTAAAAATACTCTATCAATACCGTCAGTATGTCTTTCCTGATAAAATTGGACGGCTTCATCTATAGCGTCTTCAATTTGATCATCGTCAACGTTAATTTCTAGCACAGGTTTGCCTAACTTTCTAAGACAATATTCCTTCAATTCTTCTCTACTAGAAGGACGGGCCATTCCAACTTTCTCCTATTTCTAGAGATATTTATGTTATAATTTATCAGGAGCAAAATACTTATGATCTTACTAACTGGATATAACGGATTTATCGGATCAAATTTTCTTCGTGTTTTAGAAGAAGAAATCAGATTGCCAACAAAATGCATAGAACGAGAAAATTCTTGGAAATTTTTAAGTAGTTTCCAAGATTGGGATAAGGTAACAATGATTATCCATCAAGGAGCAATATCTTCAACTACGGAAAAAGATATACGAACAATACATCACCACAATGTCGCTTTCACTTTAATGTTGTTTGATTATGCGATCAAATATCAAATCCCAGTAAAATATGCATCTTCTGCATCTGTGTATGGCAATCAAACTAAAAAACAAAAATTGATTAATCCATTAAACTATTACGCAATATCAAAATTGCAAATTGATTATTTTGTTCTTGATAACATTAGAAACTTTAAATCAATCCAAGGATTTAGATATTTTAATGTGTATGGCTCGGGGGAAGATCATAAAGGAGAACAGGCTAGTCCCATATCAAAATTTACAAAACAAATTCGTGAAACTGGAAAGTTAAAACTATTTGAAGGATCCGAAAAATTCTACAGAGACTTTGTATATGTTGGTGACATAGTTGATGTCGTATTAAACAATAACTGCGATAGTGGAATTTATGATATTGGGACTGGGAATCCAATTTCATTTAAAGAAGTTGCGGAATTGGTTGCAAAAAAAGAAGGGGGTGAGATTGAACTCGTCCCCTTCCCAGAACATTTGAGTGGCCAATATCAGACATACACATGTGCAGATACATCATGGTATGATCATGATTATATTTCAGTTAAACAGTATCTCCAAGAATTATCCTAATACTATCCTCCTCAAAATGCTCTGTAGAGAATTCAAATAATTCAGTATCTTCTAGAGCATACATCCTATGTCTAAGTCCTACAGGAACATGAAAATGATCGCCCTTTCTCAAAACTTTCTTTTGTGCTGAATTAATATCATCATCTTCCCCGTAAAACAAAATAAGTTTTCCAGATTGAATATAAAATGTTTCGTCTTTTACTTTATGATAATGCCAAGAGCACTGTCCTCCTTTTATAAAATAAAGAAGTTTTCCGCAGTACTTATCGCAGTTTACAATCCACTTTTCGAATCCCCATCCTTTAGAAACAAATTTAATTGAAGAAGTCATTGTCGTTCACCCCTTTATCATCTACATATATATCTGCAGCAGGTTTACCCATATGAAGTTCATGAAATCTACAACCCCAAGATCTTAATTGATTGTAGGTAAAATTATAAAATTCGTTATGAGCAGCCACTCTGGAATTTTTATATCTCGACATTCCTCTTGCTGTTAAGTATATGATGTAGTGACCTTCATC